TACATTAGATCCAGAAACAGATTTAGTTACGGTAGTTGCTGTAAGATTAAAAGAATTAGTACCAGCAGCTGTAATTACATTAACTTGCGTTAAAGGAGTAAATGCTGTAGCTCCATTTGCAATAGGACCATTAGTAGAAAGATATTCAACTACTATTTTGTTACCTGCGGCAGGTGCTTTACCTAATGTAAATCCATCTCCAAAAGATAATTCATAAAAGCCATTCGGCGTTTCTCTCAAAATATATAGCTTAGATTGATCGTCGATAGTATCAGCTTGTTTTAAATCTGTAAATGAAGAGAATGTAGTAGTATTTAAATCATCAAATACACTTACAAATGCTGTAGTAGTATCGATATCTTTATCAGGTATTACATATACTGAATCGATAGAATTTTCACTAACGATAAAAGTTTTACGAATATTAGTACCTTCTTTAATTGTAATATTTTCTAAATCTAGATTATCTTTAAATACGTATAAACCGAATCCGTCATCAGTCGCAGTAATCGTACCTACCGTTTCGAATGTATATGATATATCATCGACTGTAGTATTAAATCTTGTGCCTCTAGGTAACGTTAACACAGATGGACGACCTGCAAGATTACCGGTATTCACTGATAAATTTACAGTGGCAGTAGATGAAGTCTTAGATGCTGGCATATAACCAATAGCTTCAGCAAGTGATACAACAGACGATCTTAATTGAGCCGTTGTAAGATACGATTCATTCAATGCCATGTTTGCAATCAATGCATTATAATGTGTGTTATACGCTAACACATCAAGTAGATTAGAAAGACCAGAACCTTCATAGTTATAGTCTGCAAACTCTGTATTATTTTTTAACGATAACTTTAGATTATTTTTAATCGTTGTAAAATCTAAGTCAGTCGATCTAATTGTAGTTACCATTTACCTTAACCTCGATATAGTAGTTTCTAAATCAATAACTTCTCCGGTAGTCATTACTCTAAATGTAAGTCTAACTCTTAACGTATATGCATCTGGATTACTAACAATATTAATATCCATTATCTTAGCGCGAGGCTCATACTTATGTAATGTAGATCTAATATCTTGTTCTATAGATCTATCCATTTGTGAATGAGCAAGCTCAAATAACATTCCTGTTATATTAGAACCAAACGTCATATTAAATGGTTTTTCGAATCGATTTGTAGAAACTATATTTTTTACAGCTTGCTTTACTGCAGCCGCTTCTTGCTTCTTGTAGATATCTCCACTAGGTTTTTTATCAAACAGCAAGTCTATATCAGAATAACTTTTCTCTCTCGATGTAAGTATCGAGCTAGCTAAGTTTCCGTCTTCTATCGATAGTTGTCTTGACATGTTATACCTTTTTCATCTATTTATAACTTTATTTCGACTAATGCATCATTAGATTGCACGTTATTATTGAATAGTGTTTGTACATCACGCTTGAATCTAATTCCATTAAATGAAGTTATATCAGGTATCTCTATTATAATTTGTGCATTAAGATCGCCGAATGGATCGTAAGAGTCATAGTCTAGTGTTAGTCTATCAAAATAACCTACTTCACTCCAAACTTTTGCTAAATCAAATGTTGCTGCTAAATCTACTTTACCTGTTTGGTCGTTTAGTTGAAATACTAGTGCTCTGCCTTTAGTTCTTAAATCTAATATACCATTAGCCGTAAGTTTTTCTTCTTGTAATTTACCAGGTGGTCCTATGCCATATGTCTCTGGGCTATAGTAACCTTCAATTATTTTTAATGAATAGTTCTCAAACTCTGTTGGCGTGTGATTACTATTAGATACTGTTTTCATTAATTCAGACATAATAAAATAGTTCTTAGCTATCTGTTGCTTAACAGTATTACTTACTACATTAAATTTTCCATGATCATCAGTACCAATAAATTTACCAATTGAAGTATTATGGTTTATTAAAGTATTAGTATTGATTGTACCTAATATATTATTTTTAAACTTAAGCTCAGGTATTATATTCCAATTAACTTTTCGCTTACCTGTTTTATATTTTTGTACTTTTGCTACTCCGCCAACCTGACCTAATGAGTTGACACCACGTTGTGGTTGTGCATTAGACGTAACTGCTATTCTACCATATTCACCTGGTATTGAATTAGCAAAGTTACTATTTAATTTACCTTTTGATACTTGATGTGCAGTAAATTCACTAAAACGTCTTGTTACTGATTCCCGCATCTTCGATCTAACTTCTTCTGTAGAATAGTTACGTACAAGAAGTTGATTCTTTAGATAGTCATCGATATCGATTTTAACTTTACGTATACCACGATCCGATACAGTCAAATATGAATTAGTCATTCCAGCAGTAGGATTAGCAGTCGCAGTATGTGTAATACTACCGGAGCCACTACCTCCTCCGCTTCCGTCGACTAACAAAGTACCGACTGAATTGAATATGCTTATTCCACCACCTCCGCCTAAGCTACCGGCTGTAATGGCATGATCTGCAGTGCCCTTTAGATTACCATGGAATGATGATCCATAATGTACCGTAGTACCTCCACCTATCGTGCCTCTATTACCGGCTACGGCAATATCAGTTGCCACAATATTAATATCAGGCGAAGACATATTAATCTGTTCTTCAGACGTGAATATGCTTGGACCCTTAGATACTATTTCTTGTGAACCTTCAGTTGCTACTACCAAATCCCCTTTTGTGACAAGAGTCTGCGTACCCAAAGTAAGGTTCGTAGTATTGCCTGCAATACTTTGTATAAAATTACCTGAAACCGAATTACCAGAATTTCCAAATACAGACGTCTTCGAATTATTATCAACCTGTTCGGTTTTACTGCCTCGAGCATGGACATTATAATCTCTACAATTAACATTATAATCTCCTGTTACATTAAGAGTTAAATTACCTTTATAAGATAATTTTGCATCGCCTTCTACGATGACTTCATTACTACCGTGGCATATTTCTATTTTATTATTTGCAGATACAACAAGTACTGTACCGTCTGGTCTCATCTCAACACCGGCACCTGTCTTATGCCTCAGCATTATACGTTCGCCGCCGGGTGTGTCATTTAATTCTATGACATGACCTGATGCTGTTTCATTAATATCGGCCATTCCATACTGCGTAGCAGCTGCGGGTTCTACTTCAAGATCTATGCCATATAAAGATCCACCGACCGACAGTTGTTTACCACCGCCACCTCTTGCAGCTTTGTTTATAGATGATTGATTATGATTTGATCTACGAGGATATTGGCCAGCAGGATCTGCAAAAGCATCATCGTTTTTACCCTGCGTATCAGTTTTACCTTTGCCGAATCTTAGGATTCGATCTACATAATCGTCATTTTCTGTACTCATGCCACTCTCGCTCTAGCTTTTTCTAATTGTGCTGATGACAATGCTGATCCTGGGTTCTGACCATCTGCATATATGTTTTCTTTATTAAATTTATTATAAACATATTGCTGTACATCAAAGCCTGGATCTATCTTACCGTTATCTGTTGTGTCGTTATGTCCCCAGGCCTGGCCACCTGGCCACACTGTATAGAATGATTCTACAAACATTGCATACGTATTCCATTGCTCTTCTGTAAAACTATCTGATGATAAGAATTTATCTGGATTTTTTGTACCTGATGGACAGTTAAATCCACCTACAAATGCAATACCTATTGAATATGTATCATGGCCGTATGCTAGCGAATGTGCACCCTTTATATTGAGAGGCCTACCTCTTTGTAACTTACCGTCTCTTTGAATAACGTAATGATAACCGCATCCACTAAAATTTTTATCAAGGTGCCACGCATGTATATCACGCGCGGTAATATTTTGATTCGAAAATGTATCAGTCCAATGTGTAACAAACTCCGTTATATCCCGCGGTGATTCTCTAAACTCCGTTATCAATTCTTCTTTCGATCCTACTATATCAAATGTATATGCAGTTCCATTTGAAGGTGTGTCGATACCTGACCAAGACTTTTCTTGTAGAGTTAAATCATAATCTTGCGTAGTCTTAGTACCTACTGCTCGTTCTGTTGATTCATCAAGAATATTTTTTTGACTAATATCTACTTCATTTACTTTTTGTTCTATTTGAGTAGCATTAAAATTACTAGAATTTTTTTCTAATAGTTGCGATGCTTCTCTCTTTCTATTCGCTAATAATAATCTTATCACCTCATCTTTATTTGATTGAGATATATTAGGAGATACCTGATCAATGATTGGGAATATACCAGTTTGTACATTTAAAATGGTATTGCCGAGAAGTGAATTTGTAGGTGTACCTATAATATTATTAAATGACGTATTAAATGATGATATAGAAGTCGATAAACCTACATGATTATCAACACCTTGATCTAGTATATTATCGATATCGTTTACTGATAATTTAGCATCTTCGACTGCAATAGTTTTTAATTCGTTTCTATATGTACTAGCATTAGTATTTGTAACTGTGGCTAGTGACTGACCAACGGCTTGTGGTGATCCTGATCCGATTACAGTGTTTAATCGACCTGCTACTGATCTTTTACCAGTAATTAGATTAATATCAGAATCATCTGAATCATTCACACTAGTTGCTGGTAGTATTGTATCAAGTTGTGCAATAGATGGAGCAACATTGATATTAGAAATACTCTTGATACCACTAATAGTCTGATCACTCTCAAGAAGAGATTCAGATTGTAGCTTTGTAGTATTAGCAGCTTGTAAAGCTTTCTCTCCAACTATAATAAAATTAGAGTTCTTAAATGCAGTTAAAAGCGTGAGGTTTATGTCTCGAATATCTACGCTCATCCATAAGTCTCCAATACTCTTTTAGCGGCTGCTATACGTCTAGCTAAATGTGCAGATGCCGCGGCAGGCCTTTCGTATTTGTTACATATATGAGTTGTTGCTTTATTGACGTTAGTCATAGCTTTAAATTTATTATAACCATAAAAGGATTCAGTACTAAACTCATAATGAAAGAATTGTAATTGTGTTTCTAATGTACGATAATCTAATTCTCTATCATCTGCATATGCTTGCAGTCTTTGCAACCTACCAGCTGCTGGGTTCCATTGCGCAATACCGAATGATGCTTCACCTGGCACTTGTGAAACTACAGTCGGATCCATATTTGATTCTATGATAAAGTTACCGCATATACCGGCGGCTTGTATCTTAGAGTAACCGTTACCTACAAGATAGTTAAATGCTTTTTCTGTATTACTATTACCGATAAATGGCTGTGTTGTTCCATCAATACCTCGTGGTGGTATATCTCTAGGATCTCTTTCTACGGGTATTCCTGATGCAACAAGTGCAGGAGCATCATCATCATCAATTTGATCTGGTCTTACTTCAATGCGTGGTATAGATCCCATAATTACTGGTTGCTGAGATAATTGACCATCCATAAAGAATCCAAACACCATCGCACCTGGCTTAAGACCAGGACTTCGGCCTAATCCACTTACACCGTCTTCTGTTGTTGGCACAAGACATGATGCCCATGGCAACGCAGACTCAGGCACTGCATCAACATCGTCGTTATGCACACCATATATTCTAACTCTGCATCTACCTACATATAACGGATCAGCATTGCTTTCTACAATACCAATAAACCATCTTAGTGTATCTCCATAAAACTTATTCATAAACTAGTATATCCTGTAGGTCCGACAGCTAATGTTTTATCTGTACTATTGGTTAATTTACTACATGTCATTGCTTGGCTATATTTATTTTCAGAAAACTTATGCTTTATTTCTAATACAACATATGGACCGCTCGTAACTTTATCTAAGTCTCCGCCTGGCATAGGTAAGTTAATCATTATTTGCTCACCGATAAATACCGTATTTTCATAAAAGTTTAATACACCTGGTAAAATTATAGTTATTTTCTTTTTGTCAAGAGCTTTTTTTAATGCATTTGATTTCATTTTATTAACGTGCATCTCTAGATCTTGTTCGTCGTGATAACCTAACTCATCCATTGTAGTGTGATTGACTATTCTATATAATACATTAGGATCATACTGATCTAAAGTTTTTTCTCTAATTTTTAAATCTTTGTTATATATTGAATTGTCTTTTGCATCTAATATTTCTGTAATATTAAATCTATTATTTTTATTACGTTTATTAGTACTAAGGTTCAATACATTATATTGATTTTGTACTGCACCATTCATTAACATTTCAACTGTATCGTTGACACCTATATCTTGCATAAACTCTATATTAGTAAGCTGCTTTTTTCTGTCAGGATTATAGTTTTGTGCATTGCTAAATGTAAACGGTATTGTATTAATAGGATCAGTCTCTATCATATCTGATAGGCTTTTCATTCTAATGCTATCTTCTTTGAGTGTAGCATATACAAAGAATGGGTATCCGTTTCTATCTGATGCTCTCATACGAATCGTTTCTACAATAGCTAATGGAGATATGTAAGGAGATATGTAAGTAAACGCAGACTGTGCAGAAGCCTTACCGATTAAATTTAATTCTTTATCAAACTCAGATGATAATATATTTGTTATAATCTCGGCAGGCGTGCCTTCATATGCATTAGATAATTTGCTTAAAACATCAATAAAGAATATTTCTTCTGCAATATAAAAATTGTATGCATAACCTTTTTCATCCATCTTAGTCTTACCGACTGTACGTGTAATAATAAACTTCTTCTTAAACGTATAATCGTATTCTTGCGCCATGATTACAAGCTCAAGGCGTTCAGTACCAGTCATTTTTAATTGTTCAAATGCGAATTCTGTATCTACACAAACCATATTACCTGTGATGTAAGGTATATTTACGGATTCATATAGTGTTAATTCAACTATAGTCTGACTTATATCGACTTCTATACCTCTTTCGGGTATACTCAATATGACATTCTGAAAATGAAATTCACTTTCTGCGGAAACTTGTGACATGCTATCTCAATGCTTTGTTAAATTCTGAATATATTTGTCCTATAACATCAGGCTTAATAATCTTAATTCTTTTACGCTTCTCATTCTCTGCTATAAATCTATCAGAAAATGTAATAGGAGTAAGATTAGATGGTGCATCTTGCAATGGATCTATATCTATGTAATTACCAGCTGCATTTTCATAATGATGCACTGCATTATACTGTTTATCAGTAGCTTGTACTGTAATTGTATCCGGATTAAAGAAACCAAATCCTGCTTCTACTATTTCCGATCTTTGAAACTTAAAACCTGTAGTATTACTTACAATAATTTGCCCTAGATCAGGATGGGTTTGCATAATATCACCAAATGCTCCACTCTTTTTACCAGTAGCACGATTACCTATTTTAAAATCGCTTTTAAACCAATTGTCGAATGTTCGTATATAGTCATGAGGATAATATTTTTCCATCTGTTCATGTACTTCATTAGCAGTTAATGGCCATCCTTGTTCACGCAAATTATCGTTTATATAAAAGAACAACCAATAATATCGTATATCACCGTACATACGATAAGATAAAATATCTGGTCGATCACCGTCTAATATCGTATAATCAGAATATATTGTGATATCATCTTTTACTTGATCTATTATGTCGACATATGTACCAAGATTTTGTGTAACAACTGGATCTAATTCATTGCCGAATCTATATAATACTTTGGGATAATTTTTAAAATGTGGCATTAGAAATCCCTCATCAGATCGTCAGGTGCTAACGGCGTTTGTTTGTTTAAATAATCTCTTTCATGTATAATGTCATGCTTATTAAGTGGTCTGTACTCAATAAACTTCAAAGACATTGTAGCATCATGGTATTTACCATTATCATAGAAAGACATAGCTGTTGTATTATATGTAACATCAACTGCTTGTAA